CGAACCCTGGAGCGCTGACCATGAGCGAGAACGAACAGATCAGCGCGGCTGTGGCTTTGGAGGCGTGCGGCTGGCCGGATGCGTCGCGCCCTGGCTTTCCGCTGCATCCCGAACAGGACAGCGAAGGGCATGTGCTCCGCATGGACGGTGAAGCCATGTGCGACATCTACCGATGGTCTGCGAGCCATCAATGGTTTGAGGACCCAGGCGGTCGTTGGTGTGCGCCCTGTGATCTCGTCAAGGATGGCGACCACTACCTTGGTCAGATCGCCGCCCCTCGCACCCCCGCCACCACGGGGGAGGGTGAGGTGGGGCGGCTGAAGGCTGACCTCAAAGACGAGATCAATTTCGATATCAACACGCGGACGAACAAAGTCCCGGAAAGCGTGGTCGATCAGGTGGTTGATCTTCTGGCCGCCCGCAATCTTTTGGCCCTCGCCGCCCTGCCCCCCAGCAGCGGTTGGGAGGCTGCGGCGGAAGCGATGCGGGAGGCGGCTGCGGCTGTCCTCAATACGAAGGCGCGCGAATACCATTCGGAGTTTGGCAGCCGCGACCCAGAAACCGGCGTGACGGAATACCCCGGCAACGGTGACGAATGGATGCAGGACTGGGAGGAAACGGCCGAGGCCATCCGCGCGCTCCCCCTCCCGCCGCCGCCGTCGAGGGAGGGCGCGTGATGCCGCACGATCCGAAGCTGGTGGAGGCTGTGGCGCGGGCTATCGCATGTCACGGTCTCGCGCCAGAGATCCAAGCCAAATATGCTGATCTGCGATGGGGCGCCTTCATCACCGATGCCACCGCCGCCCTCGACGCCATCGAGGCCGCTGGGCGCGTGGTGGTGCCCCGCGCGCCTCTCCAGCAGCTCATCCAGGGCTATGACCTGATCGTGGCCGGGCTGGGAGCCGATTACCCGCATCACAGTCATATGCCAGAACGCAACGACAAATCTCGCCAGTCTCACAAATGAGAACAACCCTCTCCCATAAGGCCCGCTGCCCGTGAAACACCCACACGACCTGAGAAACATGTTGACAGCTTTTCAACCAATATGGCCCCCTCGCGCGCGCCGCCGCCAAGGGCTTCGCGACCCGCAGGAACCCTGCCCGTGAGCACCCCCGCCGTAACACCCTCGGACCGGCCCCTCACCGACTGCCAGCAGGCCCTCGTGGACGCCTACGTCGAGGCCGCCTCCAACGGCGAACGCGTCAACCGCGAAACCCTCGGAACCCGCGCCGGATACGGCTCCGGTGAGGTCGCCCGCGTCCAGGCCTCCCGCGCCCTCGGCCTCCCCCACGTCCAGGACGCCCTCCACAAAGCACTGCAGGAACGGATGCGGGCTGACGCACCCGATGCGTACGCCTCGTTACGACACCTCGCGGAGAAGGCCGCCAGCGAGCGCGTGAGGCTGGATGCGACGGTCCAGCACCTCAGCGCCATCGGCATGACCGTGGCACCGGCGGCCGGGCTGGGGGCTGGAGTGGTGCTGAACCTGGTCATCGGTGGCGACGCTGGCACGCTGCTGGCACAGCGGCTAGGCGAGGCTCCGCAGAGCCAGCAATACCAGGGGCCTGCGGTGATAGAGCACTCCCCTATGGAGGGAGCGGGCGGGCACGGCACCCCCGAGCACCCCCCCACCCCCGGTCGCACGCGAGGCCCGAAATGACCCCCCCCAGGGGAAAACTCGACGCGCGCTTCCCTCCTACGTGCCCCGCGCACGATTTCTCCCCCAAATTTTCACAGGTGCTCGGATGATCGGTGGACAGGCGATGGCGATGGTTCTGGCGGCCGAGCGGGCGGTGGCGCTGGCAATGGGCATGACCCCGCGCCGGTCGGTGCCGGAGGCGGTGGGCGAGGCGTTCAACAAGGCGGAGGTGGCTATGGGTGGAGCGGATGACGTGCCGCGGTCCTGCGCGGGCCAGGCGCGGTTGATTGCGGAGGCCGAGGGGCTGACGGCGGGGCGGACGTGGGACGGTGAGCGGCATGGCCCGCCTCCTGCTGCCGAGCCTCTGTCGACACCCCCCACGTCGTCGGAGTGGGGCGAGGCGATGCGGACGGCGCGGGAGATTGCGCCGGATGCGGAGCAGGTGACGCTGGCGTTCCGGGATGGCCGGTTCCTGGTGCTGGCGGGGAGCCTGGAGCTGTCTATTCCGAGGCGGGCGCCGAGGCACCCCCGTGGCTGATCTTCCCGTCATCGACATCCGGCCTGCGGGCGCGACGCTGGAGATGTTCCTGGCGTCGGATGCCCGGGCGAAGTTCATGCAGGGGCCGGTGGGCAGCGCGAAGACCACCACGGTGATCGACACGCTGACCTTCAATGCGGTGCGGCTGCAGGCGCCGGCCAACGGGCTGATGGGGTTCCGCAAGGGGACGCGGTACCGGAAGACGCTGATCATTCGGAACTCGTACAAGCAGATCGTGGACACCGTGATCCCGTCCATCCGGCAGAAGTTGCCGGACGAGTTCTGGGGGCCGATCACTGTTTCCGGCCGGCCGCGGCGGCACACCAAGCTGCCTGGGCTGGATTGGGAGCTGCTGTTCTACGCCACCGACAAGCCGGAGGACGTGCAGGACCTCAAGTCCTTGGAGTGCTCGGATGCTTGGGTGTCGGAATACCGCTACATCCCCTTCGAGATCGTGAGCACCCTGGTGGAACGCACTGGCCGGTATCCCCCGATGGGCGCCGGTGGCTGCACCGAGCCGCAGGTGCTGGGCGAGACGAATGCCCCCATGGAGGACCATTGGAGCTCCATCATGTCGGGCCAGGTTCCCATGCCGGAGGGGCTGGCGGCGGAGGACAAGCGGAAGCTGACCAAGCCGGCGAACTGGCGGTTCTTCCTGCAGCCGCCTGGCGTGCTGGAGGTGCGGGACGGGGACCGGGTGACGGGCTACGTCGAGAACCCCAATGCCGAGAACCTGCGGAACCTGCGGCCGGGGTATTATTCGGACGCGCTGGGCGGCAAGTCGGAAACCGAGATCCGCACCGAGCTGATGAACAAGCCTGGCCGATCGGTGGCGGGCAAGCCGGTATGGCCTTCCTTCACGGAAAGCCTGCACCGCGCGGCCCAGCCGCTGGTGCCGGTGCAGGGGCACCCCATCATCGTGGGGCAGGACTTCGGGCGGACCCCCGCCACGGTGTTCTGCCAGTACGTGTCCGGCCGGTGGCTGGTGCTGGGGGAGTTCTGGGCGGAGAACACGGGCGCGGCGGCCTATGCCGACCTGCTCAAGCCGGTGATGGCCACGCGGTTCCCTGGCTTCCGGTTCGTCATGTTCGGGGACCCGGCGGGCGAGCAGCAGAGCCAGAGCGACGACAGCACCCCCATGCTGGTGTTCCGGGCGCGCGGGCTGCAGATCATCCCGGCGCCCACGAATGACGTGTCCATCCGGCTCAACTCGGTGGACCAGTTGTTCCGCCGGCTGGAGGGGGGCGCGAGCGCCATCACCATCTCCCCCTCCTGCCCTGTGCTGCTGTCGGCGGTGGGCGGCGGGTACCAGTACACCCGGCTGCAGACCAGCCAGGAGCGGTACAGCGAGCAGCCGGCCAAGAACCGGCACTCGCACATCGCGGACGCGCTGCAGTATGCGGTGGTCGGCGGCGGCGAGGGGACGGCGCTGATCACGCAGGTGGATCCCAGCCAGGCGTCCCGGATTGGGCCGAATGGCGGCATGCAGATGCGGCGGCCGATGGCGCAGGCGCCGCGCGCCGGCGGCTGGGGCGGAATGGATAGCAGGAGGCGGCGCTGACGCACCCGATGGTGGATACCCTGGGCGTGACGCCACAGGAGTGGTTCGTGGTTTTCGAGCCGAAGACGAGCCTGTGGTGGGGGAAGTACCTCAGCCCGGGCTTTGGCCATTGCTACATGTTCGGCTTCGTGGAGGACCCCGGCAGCGACACGGGCATCTGGATTTTCCAGGAAGCGCTGATCCGGGGGCTGTTCGTGGGCGTGGCGCGGCCGGAGGTGGTGCACGGGTGGTTGACCCTGGCCCATGCCGGCCGCCTTCGCATTCTGCGGGTGCGGCCGCCGCTGAATGAGGTGGTGCGGCCGCGCTTCATGGTAACGTGCGCCGGCGCGATTGGCGCGGTGCTGGGGCTGAAGCGGCTCCCCATCACGCCGCATGGTTTGTTCTGGGCGCTCCGCAAGCTGGGCGCGGTCGAGGTAGGGAGGCTGGAAGATGGGCGGAGCACCGAAGGTACAGGCACCGCGGGGACCGACCCCGGAGGAGCTGGAGCAGCAGCGGATCGCGGCGGAAGCGGCGGCGGCTGCGGAGAGGCGGGCAGCGGACGAGAAGCTGAAGGCGGAGCGGAACCAGCAGAACGAGGCGCAGGCCCTGGCGGCGGGCTTGCGGGGCCGTCGTTCCTTGCTGTCGGCGGCGGGTGAGGCCGGGTTCGGCACCACCGGGCTGGGTGGCGTATGAAGCCGCCCCCCTCGCCGGGGAAGGTGGTCGACACCACCATCCCGCTGCAGCGCGACGCGCAGGTGATGGACGACCCGGCGCCCCGCCGGATGCGCCAGCGCTACGAACGCGCGCGGGCTGACCGGGACCGCTTCCGATCGATCGTCGATGACTGCTACGAGTTCGCGCTGCCCCTGCGCCAGCGCGGCTACATGGACGAGCAGCGGAACACCCCCGACCTGGGCCGCATGTTCGACGGCACGGCGCAGATGTGCATCCAGGCCCTGGCGTCCCAGACGCTGGACGACGTGTGGCCGGCCGAGCAAACCCCCTTCGTGCTCAAGGCCGGCAACGACGTGCCGGAGGAAAAGCGCGACGAAATGGACGTGCAGCTGTCAGCGGTGGCGGCTGAAGTCATTGAGGTGATGAACAACAGTAATTTCCGAAGCGCAGGCCACGAGTGCTTCCTTGATTACTGCATCTCTACTGGCGTGATGCTGATCGAGGAAGGTGACGCCATCCGGCCGATCAACTTCCGCTCCGTGCCGCTGACGCAATGCGTGTTCGGCATGGGGCCGCGGAACGAGATCGACGCCCTGTTCATGCCCCGCAAGGTGCAGATCGGGCACATCATGGAGCTGTGGCCCAAGGCCAAGATGCCGGAGCGGCTGCAGTCTCGGAGGGAGCGCGAGCCCGAGGCCGAGGTGCTGGTGGTGGAGGGCGTGGAGCGCGACTGGAGCAAGCGGAACCAGGAGGTCTGGATGACCCGGGTTCTGTGGATGGACGGGAACGACGACGAGGGGTTCCTGTCCACCAGCACCACCAAGGGCACCGGGTCCTGCCCCTTCGTGGCGCCTTCCTTCTCGCGCGTGTCGGGCGAGGCGATGGGGCGCGGGCCGGTGATGATGGCCCTGCCGGATATCCGCACCCTCAATGCCCTGACCGAGATGAACCTGGAAAGCATTGAGCTGAACCTGGCGGGCATCTGGCTCTATGACGACAACGGGGTGATCAACCCCGACACCGCCGTGATCCAGCCAGGCGCCATGATCCCGCGGCTGCCCGGCGAAAAGAGTGGCCGGGGGCTGGAGAACGTGGCCCCCACCGGCAACGCGAACCTTGCGCGCATCGAGGTGGAGCGGCTGCAGAGCGCCATCAAGGAAGCGCTCTACTACGACGACCTGGGCGATGTGAACCGCTCCCCCAAGACGGCCACCGAGATTGCCCAGCGCACGGCCAACGTCGCCCGGCGCAAGTCCGGCGCCTATGGCCGGCTGCTGACCGAGTTCCTGTTCCCCTGCATCAGCCGGGTCTGGTTCCTGCTGAAGGCCAGCAAGGGCGCGGCGGGGCTGCCGGGCATCGACGGCAACATGGTGAAGTGCCGGGCGCTGTCGCCCATTACCCGCGCGCAGTCGCAGGACGACATCGTGCGGACCACCACGTTCCTGTCCACCATGGCCCAGCTGTTCGGGCCGCAGGCGCCGCTGCTGGTGGCGAACACCGATAAGCTGGTGCCCTACCTGGCGGACAAGATGGGGTACGACAGCGCCAACCTCCGCACCAACGAGCAGCAGCAGACGGTGCTGCAGCAGGCCATTGCCATGGCCCAGCAGCAGCAGGCTGCCGCGCAGGGGGCGCCGCCTGGCGGGGCCGCGCCGGCTGGGGCACCTGCTTGATGCCGCGGGTAGAGGACGGCGCCAGCTGGAGCCCGGAGACTGAGGCCCGGGTGGAGGACGCGCTGCTGGGCGTGTTCTCTGCCGGGGCGGGGGCCGAGGCCCTGGGCTACCTCCGCAAGATCACGTTCGGCCGCGTCCTGCCGCCGACCGCCACCGATGCCGAGCTGCGGGACCTGGAAGGTCGCCGCGCGCTCGTCGCCATCATCGACATGAGGATGCACAATGCCCGATCCCGCGCCGCTGAACGAACCCGCCCCGAGCCCGGCGCCGAACCCGGCACCGTCGCCCAACCCCGCGCCCGCGCCGGCCGCCGCCGCCCGGCCTGAGGGTGTCCCCGAGAAGTTCTGGGACGCCGGCACCGGCACGCTCCGCACCGACGATCTGCTGAAGTCGTACGGCGAAGCCCAGAAGCTGATCGGCAGGAAGACCGACGACGTGCGCGCGGCGGTGCGGAGCGAGTACGAGGCGGAGCTGTTCGGCAAGCGGCCGGAGAAGCCGGAAGCCTATGCCCTCTCTGCCCCTGCCGAGGCGCAGGACGTGGTGATTTTCACCGGCCCGCCGCCGGCGGACTGGACCCCGCAGCCGGGTCAGTCGGTGCTGCAGCTGAACCCCGACAGCAAGGCGCTGAAGGGGCTGCAGCAGATGGCGCACCGCGCCGGCACCAGCCCGGAGGACTTCCAGCAGCTGCTGGTGGAGGTGGCCCGGGAGAACGGGGTGCGCGTGCCCAGCCCGGCGGACATCGAGGCTGACCAGAAAAAGGTGTGGGGCGAGTTGGGCGAGGCCGGGCAGCGCCGCGCGCAGCACGTCTGGGGCGGCATGAAGCGCCTGCTGGGCGACCGGGCGGAGCACCTGGAGGCGGTGCTGACCGACGCCCGCGCCATCGAGGCGGTGGAGGAACTGCTGGCGCAGGCCGGGGCCGATCGGTTCGCCATGCCGGGGCCGGGCCAGGGCACCGGGCCGCTGACCGAAGCCAGCCTCAAGGAGATGATGAAGGACCCGAAGTACCAGACCGACCCCGCGTACCGGGAGCAGGTGACGCGCGGTTTCAAAATCCTGTACCCGGATTGATGCAGGATGCTTGACGGGGGGCAGGGGAAAGTCCGATATGCCTACTTTAGAGGCTGAAACGTAGGCCCCTCCCCCTCCCTGCCGGCCCCATGGGCAACCGGCGCCAGGGAAGCGCGCAGGGATACCCGAAGTTGAGGCGGGAAACCGTTTGAACCGAGGGGCACCCGATGCCGCGCAATACGATCGACACCGCATTCACGCGCCAATTTGAAAGCGAGGTCCACCTCGCCTATCAGCGCATGGGGTCCAAGCTGCGCCCGATGGTCCGCAGCAAGAGCGTGACCGGCTCCACCGCGCAGTTCCCGATCATGGGCCGCGGCAAGGCGACCCGGAAGGCGCGCAACGGCGAGATCATCCCGATGAACCCCGACCACGGGTTCCGCGAGGTCACGCTGCAAGACTGGTACGCCGGTTCTTGGGTGGACAAGCTGGACGAGGCCAAGACCAACATTGCGGAGCGCGATCTCCTGTCCCGCCTCGGCGCCTATGCGCTGGGCCGCAAGACGGACGAGATGATCACCGACGCGCTGCAGACGGTGCCCTCCACCCAGACGGTCGGCACCGGCACCACCGCGCTGACCAAGCAGCTCGTCCAGGCCGCCATCCTGAAGTTCAACAAGGCCGACGTGCCCGACGACGGGCGCCGCTTCGCGGTGATCGCGCCGGAGGTCTACGAGGACCTGATGAACATCCCCGAGTTCGCGGACGCGGACTATATCGGGGACGGCAACCTGCCCTGGCTGCAGGGCGGCGCCTCGCAGACCAAGCCCTGGCGCGGGATCTGGTGGACCATGTTCACCGGCCTGCCGGTGGATGGCACCGTGACGCACAACTTCCTGTGGCATGCCGATGTCGTCGGCCACGCCATCGGCAGCGAGGTGCAGTCGGACATCACCTGGCACGGCGACCGCGCCGCGCACTTCGTCAACAACATGATGTCGCAGGCGGCGCTGGTCATCGACGACCAGGGCGTGGTCCGCATCGACACCCTCACGCGGGAGAGCGTCTGATGGCCTTCGACTGGAAGCGGATCAACAAGCACGCCGACTTCTCGGAACACAAGATGTTCCACTACAAGACCGATGACACGCACACCGCGGTGTCCACGTCCGGCTACTTCAACGACGCGGTGAAGACCTCCAACCTGGAGACGGGTGACATCATCACCGCCGTCACCAGCGCGAGCGGCACGCCGGTCATGCGCGAGTACATCGTCACGGTGAACGCCTCGACCGGCGTCGTGACGACGGCGCAGCAGACCGTCAGCTAAGGCTCCCCCCGATGGAGGGGGAGCCCGACTGGTCGGCGCTGATGCGCCAGGCCGTGGCGGAGGCGAAGGCGCACGCGCGCCGACGCCGCCGCCGTCGCCGCCGGCGTGTGGGTGGTGGCGATCACGGGCAGCCCGTGGACCCCACGCTGCCCCCGAACCCCGGCAATCCGAATGCGCTGCTGTGGCCCGATGGGTCCACGGTCGAATGGCCCGATGGCCAGCCGGTGGAGTTCTGACATGGCAAAAATCCCCCCCGCTACCCCTGGCGCCGTCCCCCCCTCGGGGGCGGCGTTCGCTGTGCGGACCAGCAGCACCAGCGGCCCGCAGGCATATGACGCCGGCGGCATCCTGCGCCGCGCCGCGCTGGACGGCGTGCTGGACACGGTGCTGGAGGAACTCGGCTATCTGCCCGGCGGCGGCGGTGGTGTCGTCACCCCGCCCACGCCCACCGGCCTGCCGCAGCCGAGCCTGTCCCCCTCCGCCGCTACTCGCATCGTGGGCACCATCACTCCCGGCGAGCTGCTGGCCCAGATCGGCTATTCCTTCGCGCTTCCTGGCGATGCGGTGGTGGACCTGCTGCCCGCCGATGGGCGCCTGCAGTTAGCCAACAACAGCACGCGCATCGTGGGCGGCAGCACCGTCTCGGCGGAGGGCGAGCAGGTCTATACCGTGCGCGTCTCGCGCGGCACCGACACCCCCAAGACGGCGACCTTCACGCTGACGGTGGTGGAGGAACAGGAGACGCCCGAGCCGTTCACCAGCCGGTACCGCAGCACCGACTACGAGCGGCCGGCGATCGGCAGCACCCCGGGCGTGACCTACGCGCCGCAGGTGCCGCAGCCCAGCGCCACCGGCGACCTGCAGGGCTTCGCCTTCGACGCCAAGGATCGGGCGCAGGTGGCGCGCTACGACTACCTGGGCATGGTGTTCGAGCAGGGGCTGCTGCAGCCCAGCCAGGCCGTGGAGGTGTTCCGCGGCGGCACGGCGTTCCCCGCCCAGCTGATCGTGCGCCGGCTGTGGCCAGATGGCTCGGTGCGCCGCGCCATCGTCGCCACCCTGTTCCCGGCCATGACCCAGGGCCAGAACGTCACCGCCATGCTGCGGAAGGCCAGCGCGCCGCCGGCCGGCTCTGAGGTGACCCACGCGGCCCTGGCCTCGGCCCCCATCACGGGCAGCTGGGCCATCAAGGCGCACCGCGTGCGCGACACCACCACCAACGTCACGCTGGCGGCCACCATCGACGTGGGCGCGGCGGCGCTGGCTGCGGCCGGCCCGGTGGCCAACGACTTCTTTGCCCGCGGCCCGCTGGTGACGGAACGGCGCTACCGGCTGGACGGCCCCGAGGCCCTGCAGATGGTGGTGGACGTTCGGGTGTGGGCGAACGGCCAGGTTGACCTGGACTACCAGCCCAGCGCGGATGTGGTGATCTTCTCCAACCCCAGCGACTACACGTCCTGGGTGTACGACCTGACGCTGGCGCAGGGCGGCACCTCGGTGCTGGCCGTGACCAACAAGGTCCAGCACCTCGCGACGGTCGGCCGCAAGCAGATCAGCACCGCGCTGCCGGCCGCTTCCAACGCCCTGAACGACCCCCCGGCGCACAACATCCAGGTGGACGCCCAGCGCTGGGTGCAGCTCGGCGCCTTCCTGTCGTACGGCTTTGACCTGGGCGTGTCGGCGGCGGCGCTGGCGAAGGGCACGGAACGCACCTCGGACGCCGGCTGGCGCCAGCTGCTCGGCACCAATGCTGTTTCGCAAGGCATGTCCGGCCCCGGCGCGCGCGACGACATCGGCGCGCATCCTGGCTGGGTGGCCACCTGGCTGTTGAGCCAGGACGCGGTGATGCGCCGCAACGTGCTGGGCGCGGGCGACACGGCGGGCGCCGTCCCCTGGAACTACTGGGACCCCAACAAGGGGGTGCAGTTGAACAGCCACCCCACCTTCGGCTATCCGGGTCTGCACTACGACGGCCGGGCGGACAGGGTGCCGGGCACGGAGAACCTGAACATCGTGAACAGCGGGCTGGGCTGGGAGGTCGACTTCGGCCACCACCCCCAGCTGGCCTATGCCCCGCTGCTGATGACCGGCGCCCGGTTCTACGAGGACCGGGTGTCGCAGTCCTGCATTCAGCCATTCATCGCCATCTCGGTGCAGAACCGCCAGAAGGCCGGCAACGACTATCTGGTGTTCAGCGACAACCAGGTGCGCGAGGCCGGCTGGTTCGCGCGCGATGTGGGCGATGCGCTGTGGGCGCTGCCGGATGACTGGTTCCTGCGCGGCTACGTGCAGGACGCCATGACCTTCAACTTCCAGTGGCTCAACGCGCGGGCCATCGAGTGGCAGGCCATTCAGGGCGAGCCCTACGGCTGGCTGGCCTGGGCGAACCCCTACGATCAGCCGCATCTCAAGGCTTGGATGCAGGACCATTGGGTGGTCGGCCAGGCGCGGCTCTACATGGCGGGCGTGCCGGGCGTGGGCGAGTTCATGGCCTGGGGCCGGAACTTCCATGTGGGCCGCAAGCTGCAGACCGCGCTGCCGTACCGCAAGGCAAACGCCGCGGTGTTCCTGATCCAGAGCACCAACGAAATCCACCTCTACCCGCCCAGCGAAACCACCTGGGCCGGATACGCGAAGGACGGGGTGCTGGACTGGTTCACCGGCAATCTCTACGCGGGGTCCTACGACGCCAACGGGTGGAAGATCGGCGCCGAGCAGCGGCACGGCCTCCGCACCGATGGCATCTATGCCTCGCTGTTCAAGGACCCCGACGCGGCGGCCACGATCACGCGCTTCGTGAGTGAGGGCTGCGCCGAGGCCCAGCCGGCGGGGCTGCGCGATGACCCGCTGGAGTACATCCGCCCCCTGGCCTGGAAGGCTGGCGTGGCGCCCCCGGTGTTCGTGCCGCCGTCCTCGCCTCTGGCGGTGCCCAAGGCCGGGCAGAACTTCACGGCGGCGCGCAGCGTGACCGCTGGCACCAAGGTGATGGAGGTGGAAAGCACGGGCGGTCCGCCGTCCGGCGGCACGGTGCGCGAGGTCGGCGGCGGCGTGTCGGCGGCGTTCGGCATCGTCAACGGCAACGACCTGGTGGCGCTGATCAACCTGTCCGCCGAGACGCTGGGCCAGCGGCAGCTGACGGTGGAACTGTCCAACTCGGGCGGCACCAGCGCGCGCGTGGCGGTCGGCTGCACGATCGTGGCGGCGGCGCAGCCGGCCACCTCCATATTCGCGACCACCGGCACCGGCTACCGGCAGCCCTACAGCATGAACCGCAAGATGGTGGGCAACTACACCGGGCCGGCCTTCTGGGCGCGCCGCGGCGATGGCATGCATCAGGACATCGGGTTCCTGGGCAACGGCTCGGTGGATCTGGCCACCCTGTCCACCTTCGCCAACGGTGGCCCCGTCACGGCTGAAATCTGGTACGCGCAGGATGGCAGCGGCTCGCATCTGGTGCAGTCGGACCCCACCAAGCAGTTCGTGGTGACTAACACGAGCGGGGTGCTGACCCTCGAAAGCGGCACCGATGCCGGCCGATGGATGCGGACGGGCACGGTGGCGGTGAACAATGCGAACCTGGGCGCGATTGCCGCAGTGCGGGTGGACGACTTCCGCTTCAACGGGCGCATCCTGTCGGTGCTGGCGCCGGGCAGCGAGGACAGCGACAGCCTGCCGGGCGTGGCCTCCATGCTGATGTGGGAGGGCAGCAAGGTGTCGTACCGCGTCAACGATGGCGGCGACGGCGCGCAGGAACTACGGACCAGCGACAGTACCAACAGCCCTTCCAAGATGGTGGTGGGCGCAGCGTACCGCGCGGGCCAGCCGGCGCTCGGCATCATCGACGGGTTCACGGGCACTGGTGAATATGTCTGGTCCACCCTGTTTGCGGACGTGCAGTTCCGGGTCGGCTTCCCCGACGTGGGCGAGCACAACCAGATGATCGGCGGCATCTACGAGCTGCAGCTGGTGGGTGTGACGACGCCGGCGGACCTGGGCATTATCCGTGCGAACATGAAGGCCAAGTACGGGAGCCCGTGATGATGGCCGATGAACCAGATCTCGGCGCGCTGATGCGGAAGCTGGAGGCCGAGCAGCGCGCTCGGACCCGGCGCCGCCGGCGGGCTGGCCGGTTGCTGACCGGCGGCTTGCTGGTGGATGTGCTAGTCGTTGACGAGGCCGGAAACGTTCTTGTCACCGATGACGGCTTTCTTCTCATTCCGTAAAGGGGAACCCCCGCATGTCCGGTAGCTACCAAGCGCGCGGCACGCTCCGCCTCAGTGACAGTGCCGATTTCCGAAAGCAGGCGGCGCGCGGACAGCTTCCTCGGCTCCTGGGCTTCGGCGACAGCATCACCTCCCTGGCCTACTCCGACGCGACGGCCGGACAGCTCCGCAAGATTGCCAATGAAAGCGCTGGGCATATGACCTGGCTCAACGTCCTGAGCCGGCGGCGCTTTGCCTATGACCCCTACGCTGGCCCACAGAACGGCTTCCCCGCGCTGGGCGACAATCACGGCGTCATTGGCGAGACAACGACCCAGATGCTGGCTCGCATCGCTTCCGCCATCGCCCGCAAGCCGGACATCGTGGTGCTGATGGCGGGCACTAACGACATCAGCGCAGGCGCTACGGGACCGGAAATCTGGACGCGCATTCGCACCATCATCGAGCGGTTTAACGATGCTGGGGCGAGGGTGGTGGTCGTGCCCATCACGCCGCGCGGCGCTGCGAACTGGGACGCGATGGGCACCGCTGCGGTTCAGCGCAAGCTTCGAGTGTCCTGGATCAACAACCAGATTTTGGCCTATGCGCGCATCAACCCTGCGGTATTGGTGGCGGACCCCCGCAACGTGCTGACGGCGCCGGCAACCGGCTTGGCGGGCGGCGGCGGCTCGCGGCCCATGCTGGTGGACAACCTGCACCCCTCGCCTGAAGGCGCCTATAACATCGCCAAGGCGATCTGGCGGACCCTGAGCGCGGTTCTTCCCCCGGTGGAGCCGCCGTTTTTCGACGCGCTCGACACCTTCGACGCAACGGACAATCCCACGGGCGAACTGCTCATCAACCCGGGATATGGCGCTGGCACCAGCGGCGGCATCGGTGGCGGCACGACGGGCACGGTTCCATCTGGCTGGTTCACTAGCAGCCCCGCGCTGACGGCGGGCACCGTGGTGGCCTCGGTTGAGAACCCCCGCACCGATACCGGCTTTGGCCAGCGCGCGGTTTTGACCCTGACGGGCGCGACCAGCGCCACCAACGGCGCGGTTGCTATGACCCAGAAAGTGATCGTGGGCACCAATGTGCTGCCCGGCGATCGGGTGATGGCGACTTGCGACATCGAGGTGGGCGCCAGCACCGACATCATCGCCACCTCGCTGTTGATCAACGAGACAGACGGTTCCGGTTCCACCGTTGCCTATTCCGAGTTGGATGGCACCTCGCCCTATCGGAACCCGGCCGAGGCATGGGGCGGCGTGCTCCAGACCCCCACAGTTTCGGTACGGCCATCGGGCGGTGCGGGTGAACGCGCGTTGTCGGTTCAGGTTACTGTGGAGTGGCTGGCGAGCACCGCAGCCACCGGGGTGGTGAAGATCGGCCCGGTCCACCTTCGCAAGGTCATGTAGCCATGCCGGACAGCCAGCGCACCTACACCGCCGAGGAGGTGGAGGAAATCCGCCAGGCTGCGAGGCGGGACCAGAAGACCCACGACGTGAACAACCAGGTGCAAGGGCAGACGGCGGCACAGGCCATCGCGGCAGCGCTCGCGCCATTGCTGGCGGCGAGCAAGCCTGCGGAAAAGGACTACATGCCTGCGTGGATGAAGGTGACGGGCGGTTTCTGCGCCCTGTTCATTTCTGGTGCTGCGGTGCTCGGCATCGTCTGGAACGTCGCCATCGGCCCGGTGCAGACGCGCCTGGACATGGTGGAAAAGAACGATGTGGCGCAGCTGGCCACCATCACCTCGTTGAGCAACCGCCTGTCGGCCGCCGAGAACAAGGTGGCCCAGATGGAAACCACCATCACCACCGCCGGCCGCATCCGGGATCAGCAGCAGCAGGGCATCGCGGATCAAGTGCGCGGGCTGTCTCAGGCGGACCAGCAGGCCACCGAGCGGCTGGCGCAGCTGTCCAACACCATCGCTTCCATTCTGCCGCGGTTGGAGGAAATACTGCGGCGCCAGGAGCGACTGGAAAACCGGCTGGGGGCAACCCGCCCGCAGCCGCAGAGCGACGAGGCACCGGCCCGCTTCTGGTGGCCGGTGCCGGCGCCCATCTAGGAGAACGCCCATGGATTTCGTGCTGGACCTTTTCAAGCTGACCGCTGCGGCGGTCGTGACTGCGGGCGTTCCCGTGCTGCTGGCCTGGGCGCTGCCCGCGATCTCGGCCAACGTCCACCAGAAGGATGTGGCGCTGCTGGCTGACGGTGCTGCGCGCGCCGCCGGGCGCATCATGGTGGCGGTGGCGGAGCAGATGACCCGGCCTGGGGCCAGCCTGCGGACGGTCATCGCCGCGCAGGCCGCCGCCGAGGTGGTGAACATGAAGCGGCAGTTCCCTGACACCATCAAGAAGCTGGTGGTCCCGGACACCACGCTGTCGGCCATGATCCAGGGCGAGGTGGGCAAGCTGCTGCTCCCCAGCCCCGCGGCGCCGCCGGTGCCGGCCAACCGGAACGTCGGCCTGTGACGCCCGCCGAGTTCGTGCCCCGCGTGCTGGCGCCCGGCGCCGCCTTCCTGGAGGCGCTGACCGGCACCCACACCAACGAGGCCGCGCAGCAGTTCCTCATGACCGTGGCGCTGCAGGAAAGTGGGCTGGTGCATCGCTTCCAGCAGATCGGGAACGGGGTGCCCGGCCCGGCGCGCGGCTTCTGGCAGTTCGAGCAGAACGCCATCCATGCCCGCCCGGCGAAGGGGCGCGAGTGGGGGCTGCTGATCCATGGCACCAGCGCGCCGCGCCTGCGCGTGGTGTGCGACGCGCTGTCTATCGAACCCACCGGCTCGGCCATCTGGCGGGCGATCGAGGGCAACGACCTGCTGGCCTTCGCCTGTGCCCGGCTGCTGCTGCTGACCGACATGGATCCGGTGCCGCTGGACCGCCAAGCCGCGTGGCTGCTCTACGCCAACGTGCTGTGGCGCCCCGGCAAGCCCCACCCCGACAAGTGGCCCAACAACTGGGCTGCTGCCAAAGCCGCGCTCGGCGGCTGATAGGAGAACCCGATGGCCCAGACACCCGTTCCGCTGCCCCTCAACAGCCCCACGGAATGGATCACCAGCGGGCCAGCGGTTCTCTTTCTCTACGGCGACGGCCCCGCGCTGGTGGAATACACCACCGAGCAGGGGCCGAACCCCACCTGGATCTGCAGCGAGACGGTGGCCATGGGCCGCGCCTTCCCCCTCGATGCCACCGCCGGCGGCTGCCGCCTCCGCCTGACCAACCAGGGCACCGCCGATGCCGCCTATGCGCTGGTGGAGGACCCCCGCCGGTGAGCATCCTTCGCCAGAACCTGCTGGATGCACCGTCCTCCACCAGCATGGATGCGGACACCGACGTGATCGCGGTGGACAAGGGCAAGGCCAAGCGGCTGAACCAGCGCATGTTCCGCGGCCCGCGCGGGACAGCCGGCACGGACGGCGCGGACGGGCAGCCGGGCGCTCCGGGGCGGGACGGCGCCGATGGGCGCGACGGCGCCGATGGCGCGCAGGGGCCGCGCGGTACACGCGGTGAGGCGGGGCAGGACGGTGCTGCCGGTCCTGCCGGGCCTGCCGGCAAGGACGGAGCCGCCGGGAAAGACGGCGCAGCGGGCGCACAGGGGCCGGCGGGTGTCGCCGGGAAGGATGGTGCCGCCGGCGCGACTGGACCGGCTGGCAAGGATGGAGCGGCGGGGCCACAGGGTCCGGCCGGCGCGGCTGGGAAGGACGGCGCCGCAGGAGCTGCCGGCCAGACAGGTGCCACGGGGCCGGCAGGCAAGGATGCCGAGGCGCCGGTGAAGATGACGGTGGCCGTACCCGCCGGCAGCACCACCGGCCGCATCACCGTCACCTTCCCCACGCCCTTCGCCGCCGGGGTGGTGCCGAACGTCCAGGCGATGGCCATCAAGGGTACCGCTGCTGGCGGCTCCTACAACGTGACGGTGGTGGGCGATCCCACCAACACCGGCTGCGTGCTGGAGGTGGCCGTGACCAGCCCCGGCGTGGTGAACGCGCTGCTGGGCACCCTGCTGCCGGTGGTGGCCTTCGCACCGCCCGGCACCAAGGTGCAGCTTACCGCCCGGGCGCCGTAGTCGGGCCGGGCAGGCGCTGGGGTAGCGCCTGCCCTGGCTGCCACCAGAACTGCTGCCCCGTCTCCTTCCGCGCCCGGTCCTCCATGCGGCGGAACTGCTGCCCAGCCTGCGGATCCACGATCTCCTGCAGCCGGTCCCACATCATCCTGTCCATGGCCGTGCGCGTGTACCAGAGGCTGGTGCCCGGCGTATTCCGGCGCATGAAGTTGGCCATGTCCCGGCCAAAGTGGGCGTCCTTCCCCTCTTGGCTGGCGGTGATGTTGGCGCCGGTCAGCTTGCCAACGTCGTCCATTAGCCCGCCCATGGGGCCGCCCAGCGCTGCCATGTAGAAGCTCTGGTTGCTGCGGGTCAGGTTGCTGTTGAGGAAATCCCCGAAGATGCCCGCGCCACCGCCCTGGATGAATGCCTTTCCCCAGAACGTGGCGGTGGTCATGTCCTGCGGGTCCTTGCCCTTGCCGATGTCCTTTAGCTGCATGGCCAGCGCGCCCATGGCGGTGAGGCTGACGCCGGTGGCGATCATGTACTTGCCGTGGTCGCCTGCGCGGTAGGCTTCCATCCCGCGCACCAGGTGGCGGGACATCATGGCGATGGGGAACGCCTTGTACTGCATGGCGCTCCGCAGGAACTCGCCCTCGATGGTGCCCGGCCGGCTGCTGCCCATGGCCATGGCCTTCTCGGCTATGCCCGGCTCGATGACGGCGAAGCCGCGCTCGGTGTTCACCATCTCCAGCAGCTTGGTGCCAGCCTCCAGCCCGGCGCGGTCCTTCACGTCGCGCGCCAGCTGCTCGGGATAGACGATGGTGGTGCCGTCCAGGTCCGCCACGCCCTTGGTGCGGATCAGGTCCCACTCCGCCGGGCTGATGCCATACCGCTGCATCGTGCGCCGGAGCGGTGGCGCCAGCTGGTCCAGGCTCTTGCCCGCCTCGTCCGCCAGGTGGCCCAGGAACTCCATGCCGAATGCCCACTTCGCCGCTTGGGTATGCGCCTCCATGCCGCTGGCCCGCATGATGAACCCGGCCATGCGGTTCGGCAGGGTCTGGCCGATTTCCTCCATGGTGGTGCGCTGCGCCGCGCGCGCGCGCTGCGCCCACCCGTCCGCGATCAGGCCGGCGCGCACCGCCAGCTTGCGGTCGGCATCGTTCGCGGGGTTCAGCAGCCGCAGATATTCGCCCATCACCCCGTTGCTCCCCAGCCCGTTCCAAGCGGCGGTGGCGCGGAGGGTGGAGAAGTCGGTGACGCTGGAATAGACGGCGCTGCCCAGCTGCGCGGCGGACAGCCAGGCGCGGGCGCCGGCGAAGCCCTTGGCCAGCGTGTCGGACACGGGGGTGGTGGCAAGCCCGGTCACGTAGTCGGCGCTCGCCTGCAACCGCAGCAGGCCGAAGCCCTCCACGCCGCCCTTGCGCGCCGTGTCGATCAGGTGGCGGATGGCAGCGTTCGGGTTCGGACCAAGCCGTTCCATGATGCCGATGTCTGCCGCCATGCCGTCGATGTGCCCGGTGATGGCGTCCCAGATCCCGGCGTCGCCCTTGCCCATGGTCCGGTTGAAGTCCAGCCAGGCATCGGCGTTGGTCCACTCGAACGCCCGGCGCTGGTCGCGCGAGTTGGCCAGCTTGCCCGGGCCGCCGGCAGCACCCGGCACCAGCTCGGACAGCGGGTCGGTGATCCGCACATAGGCTTGGCTCAGGATCTCGGCGCGGCGCAGTGGGTCCACCGCGCGGTCGGCTTCCCAATCCCAGATGCGGAGGCGCCCGTCCGCCACCGCCTTCTCCATGTAGTCGAGGAACCGCTCGCGCCCCATGCGCTTCACCGCGTCGCCGTCCCATGTCTGCGGCAGGCGCCATGCCTGCTTCTTGGCGATGTCGCCGCCGGCAGCATTGAAGCGGTCCACGGCATAGTCGGTCGCCTTGGTCCAGCCGCGCGCGGCCGCGCCGGCCACACCGTCCCCGGTCGCCTCGCCGTACAGTTCGCGCACCATGCGCGTCAGCCCCAGCGTGTCGCGCTTCAGCCCCAGCGCGGTGGACCGGTACGCCTCCAGGGCGTCGGCCATCATCCCGTGCAGGATGCCGCGCACCGCCTGCTGCCGCCCCTCGACGTTGAACTGCGACCCCTTGCCGCTGATGTCGCGCGCGAGAATGCCGCGGGCGCCGGCGGCCACGCCATCCGGGTGCGCGGCCACGTCCTGCAGCATGCGGTTGATGGCCAGCGCCTGCAGCGCCACCTGCCGCTTCTGCCGGGCGGCCTCGCGCGTCATCGTCTCGGCGGCCTCGGCCATGGCGGCACCCTCGGACACGCCGGGGTTTTCCTCCATGATGCGGCGCACGGCGGCCAGGGCCTTCTCGGCGCCGGCGCGCGACACGCGGCCCGCCTCCACCCCGTCGTTCAGGCACTTCTCCACGCCCATGGTGCCGGGGCGGGAGCGGGGTTCGGGGATCAGGGCCATTGCGGCCTCCTGGCATGGTGTCTAGGGTGGCCGGGTCGGGGCGGCGGTAGCTCAGTCAGGTAGAGATCCTATAGCTTAAGAGGAGGTCGTCGGTTCAAATCCGGCCCTCCGCCTCGACACTAGGCCTCTTGCGTTATCCGGCATTTGTCCGCGCGCATTTGCGTTATAGCAGCGAGCCAGCGCCGCCGATCAGACAGGCCGAAGCCTGGGCCGCATCCGCCAACCCGTCCTCTGCCTCGTCCAGCAGTTCCCGCAGCCCGCGCGTGCCGCCGTTCTCGTCCACCGGGATGGCGATGTCCTGCGCCGCCGCGATGCGCTGCGCCTCCAGGAACTCGGCATCCTGCACGCGCGGCTGGGCCTGCACCTCTGCCATCCGCTCGGCCGCCTGCACCAGCGCGCGCTGCTGCCCCCGCGCCGGGTCGGTCGCCGCCATCACGTCGCCGGCGGACGGCGGCGGGGCGCCGAACAGGTCGGGTTCCGGCCGGGTCTGCATCGCCTCGTCCAGATAGCCCGCCAGCCGGTTGGCCAGGCTCTCGCGGCCGGCGGCGTTGCGGTACCCGGGGTCGCGGTACATCGAGGCCAGCAGCGCGCGGGACTGGTCGGTGAGCGGGGGCGCGTCCAGGTCGGTCTGGGCCAGCAGGTCCGCCACCGGGATGCGCTTCTCGCGCGACAGGCTGACGGTGCGGACAGCGGCCAGCAGGTCGGCGGTGGTGTCCAGCCCCGGCGCGATCTCGCCGCGCTCGCTGGCCAGGCGCATTGCCGCCCACCGCGGCGCCACGTCCTGCAGCGCGCCGGCGATGTTCCGCAGCCCCTCGGCCTCGCCCTCCAGAATGCGGTCCAGCAGTGGCCCCATCTCGTCGCCGTAGGCCCGCGCCAGCACGGCGCCGCGCAGCCGCCGCGCACCCTCGCCGGACAGCGTGCCGTCGCCTGCGATCAGCGAGCCGCGCTCCGCCGCCGGCACCCCCTGCATAAAGGCGCGCACGAAGGGGGTGTTGGCCGCGGCGGTCACGTCGCCGCCTTGGTAGAGGTCCAGCGCGCGGCCCGCCAGGTCGGCATCCAGGCGCGCCCGCTCGGCGGCGCCCATGGTCAGCGCGGTGGTGGAGTTCGCCTCGCGCACGAAGGACCGCCGCGCCTCGGGGTCCAGCGCCGTCACCCGGCGGGACACCAGCACCGGCTGCTGGAACCCGGCCACGTCCAGCCCCTGCGCCTCCAGCATGGCGCGATAGGCCGCGGCCTTCTCCGCCAGCGCCGGGTCACCGTAGACCTGCCGCAGCGCCAGCACCCGGCCGTTACCGCTCTCCACCACGTTCTCGCCGTCCACGATGGGGGCGCCGTTGCCCGCCTCCGGGCTGGTTCGCAGCCGCTCCGGTTCCAGGTTGCCAGCGATGTCCCGGATCTGGGCAATGCTCGCATCGCGCGTGCGGTCGCGGGGCTGGACACCTTCCCCGTGCGGGTATGCCGGGTTCAGCGCCATGTCGTCGGTGTGGCTGGGCACCAGGTCGCGCAGTTCTACCACCTGCGGTTCCGCCGCGATGCTGCGGCCGGCCGGCGTGTGGATGCGGATTTGCTCGGTCCCGGCCGTGATTGGTGCGCGAGGCGGCGCGGCGGTGACCCCCGGCGTAACGGATCGTGCAGCAGTCGTTGCCCGCCCGTTTTTGACTGCTGCCGCAATTTCAGCGTCCACTGCCTTACGTTCAGCAGAGCCGATGGCTGTTTGGGCCCTGCGTTCCAGCAGCCCCCGCACCGTGTCCGCCGCGGCTTTGTTCGGCGGTATCCATGCGCGGCCGGAGGACCCGTTATCCTCGGTTAGTGCTTTGTCTCTCTCGATAAGTTTTCCGTCTCGGTCCAGCACCATGGCCAGGGGGTTGGTGTCATTCTCCCCGCGGCGGACTTCATAGGTAAATGCGCCGACATCTTGTTCTGGGTTGAGGAAGTGTGAGCCACGCTCATGCTGGCCAATCCTTACGCGGCTATCGTTCGCCCCAGGAATGAATGCGGGCGGGGCAGGGCGCGGCGGTGGTGGAGCAACTGGCAACCGCACTTCGTCCGGCGCCACGCGGCCGGCGGCCACCGCTTCCACCGCGCGCGTTGTCAGCTCGATGTGCTGTTCCGCCGTGCGCGCGCCGCCGGGGCTGCTGGAGAGGTCGCGGGATGCGCGGTCCAGGATGGTGGCGGCGTCGGCTTCCGCCAGCGCCGCGCCAGGGTCCAGGGCCGGCCGGGTGGTCCGCATGGCGCGCACCCCCTCCGCCACCGCCCGCGCGCCGCCGCCCAGCACCGCGCCGCCGAGGAAGCCGCCCAGCACGCCCGCCCCGATCTCGGTATCCAGCCCCAGCCGCGCCCGCTCCCGCGCGCCGCCCGCGCCAAAGGGGTTGAGGTCCACGGCCAGCTGCGCGCCCGCGCCCACCGCGCCCTCCGCCAGCGCGCCCAGCAGGATGCGCCGCGCCGCGCCGCCGGCGATGGCCCCCGCGCCGATCGGCATGGTCAGCACGTTCACCGGGTCGATGACGGCAGCGCCTACCTGGGACAGCAGGGATGCCGCGCCGTTGCCGCCCACCTTGTCCAGTTCCTCGGCGCGGGTGCGGGCGCCGCGCGCCAGGTCGTCCGCCTGCGCCTGCACCTCGTCGGGCATCAGCAGATAGGACTGCAGCTCCGGGTTCTGCTGCCGGGCCTTGGCCACGATGGCGGAATATTCCTGCGCCACCACATCGCGGCCGGCGGTGCTGCGGAATATCCCGCCCAGCGCGGTGGCGTCGGCGTCCACCGGGTTGGGGGCGTCGAACCCCAGCTGCCGCAGCTTCTCCCGCTGCTGCTCGTAGGCGGCATGGAGGGACCGCGCGCCGGACCCCGTGCCATAGGTGAGCCGCTGGTTGTCCCACTCGGCCGCCATCCGCTCCATGAAGGTGCCGGGGGCGGTGTTCAGCGGGTTGAGCGGCGCGTCGGATACGCGCTCCTTGCCGATGTCGAGCAGCATCAGGCCAGCGCCTTCTGCACGCCGCGCAGCGCCACCGCCGGGTCTAGTGGTCGCCCGTTCTCCTTCTTGGCCATGGACGCCACCAGGGCCGCCACCGTCTCAGGATCTCGCATGTTCACCACTGCGTCCGGGGCTATGCCCGTCTCCCTGGCCACCTGCTGGATATAGGCGGCGGTGTCATTCTCGCTGGGCGGCGCCCAACGGGTAATCATGGCGGACAAGGTGGCCACCCCGCGTTCCTGATACCGGACCAGCTGTCGGACGCTGGCGGCCACCCCGTCCTCCATGCTGGCGAAGCGTGCGAAGCGCGGGCTGCTGTGCGTCTCCATCACCGCGCCATCCTGGTTGGCGAAGGACAGGTTCAGCGGATTGTTGTTGCGGAGGCCGCGCGGCCCGCTGGCGTCGCCGGTCGTGGTGGCTGCCGGCGGGTCCGGCTCGAACGGGCGCCGCATGTCCAGCCGGAAGTTCCGGCCGTTCTCGCCCAGCACTTCCATCCCGCCGATGCGGACTTCATAGGTGCCCTCGGACACCGCCACCAGCCGCCCGTCCCGCCGCACCATGTCCGGCGTGATGGGCCGCCCATCCGCCGCGCGTGCCCCAGCCAGCGCGCTTGCCGGCATCCGGGCCAGCTCCGTGTCGAACTCGGTCTGGGTCATGCCAGGGCGCGGCACGGGGATGCGGTTCCCGCCGCCGAAGAACCCGCCGCCCTGCGTCACCGTGGGCACCAGCTCGCGCAGGATGCCGCGGAACTTCTCCACGTCGAGCTTCTGCGCCAGGTCGCCGGGCCGGTCGCCGGTGGCGGTGCGTTGCGCGTACATGGCGCGCGCGGCCTCGCCTACCTGGGACAGCGTGTCCGGCCGGGTGGACAGCACCGGCCCCAGTTCCTCCGCCAACGCACGGGACCAGTCCGGCCCCTCCACCGCCGCCGGCTTGGTCTGCCGCATCACCTCCAGCCCGCGCAGGATCTCGGTGGTCTGGCGCGGGTTGCTGCCGCTGCGCGCTGCCGCCACCGCGAAAGCCTGGGTGCGCGGGTTGGTGTCAGTGCCCTTGGTCAGCGTGTCTAGCGTCGCCGCCATGGTGCTGGGGGTCAGCCCGGAGGTCAGCCCGCGCAGCAGCTGCTCCTGCTGCTCTGCGGTGCCGTTCTCCAGGATGGGCTTCAGCCCCTCCGCCTCGGCCTTGGTCAGCGCCGACACCGGGCGGCCCTCCCGCCGGCTGATGATGCCCGCCTGCCGCTCGCGCTGCTGCAGCACGCCGGGCAGGGTGGAGAGGTCCTGGAAGTTGACCGGCGCCAGCGCGCCCACCGTCTCGCGGTAGATCGTGGCGCCCGCCGCCAGCGGATCCGCGTCCATCGCGGCGCGGCGCTGCACCACCATGCGGTTGGTCAGTTCGGCCAGCTTCACGTCCCGCGCGGTGGCGCCATCCCGCAGCAGCCGGCCGTTGGCCTCCTGCGCCTTGGCTGCCAGGGCGGCGGTGGGCAGTTGCGCGAAGATCCGCGCATCCTGCTGCACCGCGGCCATGTCGCGCACCTGCTGCGCCAGCCGGGGCAGGCCCAGCTTGTCCGCCTGTGCTGCCAGCCCCACCGCCTCGTCCGGCGCCACCGTCGCGCCGCCGGTGATGCGGGTCTGCCAGTCCTCCACCGTGCCGTGCAGTTCGGTGCGGCCCTCGTTGCGGATGGCCACCTGCTCGGCCAGCTTCCCCTCCACCAGGTTCCGCAGCCGTTCGCGCTGCTGGGTGGGCAGCCGCTGGTTGTCCAGTTCCTTATCCAGCGCGCCCAGCACCTGTTCCCGGGTGCCGCCGGCCGCCACCAGATCCGAGTACTTCCGCACCGTGGCGGCGCCGGTGGTGTTCTCCCGCACCGTCTCCAGCAGGATATCGGCGCTCTCCCGGGACAGCTGCCGCGTGGTCACGCCGTCCGCGATGTGCGAGGTCAGCCGCCCCATGGCCTGCACATAGGCCGGCGTGCCGTCCAGCCCGGCGGCTGCCATGCCCATCACGTCCTGGGTCAGCCGGTCGCGCCGGTCGCCATAGGTCGCCGCCTGCAGTTTCCGCTCGGTGCCGATCGTCTCCCGCACCACGCCCTGCAGGTGCTCGGCGCCCAGCCGGTCCAGCTGCGCCTGGGCCTCGCCCTTCATCCACGCCGGCGCCGCCGCCAGCACGCCCTCGGTGCGGCCGGTCCACAGCGCGCGGAACTTGTCCGGGTCGTTCTCCGCCTGCCCGCGCAGCGTCACCGCGTCCACCGAGGCGCGGTTGCTCATGTCGTCCAGGATGCGCTTGGCGATACCGGCGTTGAAGGTGCGGCCGGCGGGGGTCAGAAAGTCGCGCTGCTCCACCGCATAGTTGCCATCGGCATCCCGCAGCGGGACGGTGCGGGCTTCCTCGTCGGCGCTGAATACCGCCTTCTGTTCCTCCCGCCGCTGCAGGGTGGCGCCGTACTGGCTGCCCATACCGGACACCACCTCGCCCAGCCCCGCGATGGCGCGGCCAAGGGCGGAGGTGTCGCCGGCGGCGTTGGGCATGGAGACGACGCCGCCCGGCCCCTGGGACCGGACGCGACGCTGGGAGGTGGGGATGCTGCCGCTCATGGATCAGGCCGCCTTGCTGGTGGAGAGGTAGCGGCCGCCCGCCGCAGTCGCGCCGCTGAACCCCTGGAGCAGCGCCGCCTGCCCGCTGGAGCGCAGGCTGGTTAGGGTGCCCGTGGTCCGCATCGAGGTGGCCTGGCTGCCATAGGCCAGCTGGCGATCGGCGCGGCTCAGGTTGGAGCCGATGGTTTCCAGGTCCGCCGCGCCATCGTCCAGCGCCGCGTCCAGCAGCGCCCGCCCGGTGCCGCCGTAGGGGTCCAAGCCGTTGGCAGCGCGCCGCGCCACGATGGCGGACACCGTGGCTTGGGTGTCCCGCAGGCTCGCCGCCTGCTGCGCGGTGGCGTCCTTCGCCGCCTGCTGCCGCTGCTCCTGGTACTGCTGCTGCTCCAGGGCTGCCGACTGCCGGGCTGCCTTCGCCTGCTGCTGGCTGCTGTCGTAGGCCATGACGCCACCGCCGACAGCGGCAACGGCGCCGACTACCGCGGAAACCGCGAGCGCTGTCTCTGCCATGTGTCCGTTCCTACCCGTTTACCGATAGGCGCCGGCTCATGCCCAGCACCGTGACTTTCTGCGCGCCCTGCACCTCCAGATTGAACTGCGCGTCCGTGGAGATGCCCGTCATCTTCTTCCGCAGGGTCTGCGTCAGCAGGGCGGCGGTGCTGGTGATGTCGTCCCCCTGGAACTGCAGCAAGATGTCGCGCCCCGCCACCGAGAACTGCCCCGAGCGATCGACCGTCACCAGCACCTCCAGCAGCCGCTTCTTCCTGCCCCGCGCTGGGCCGTCCTGCATGTCCATGTCCGCCGGCATGGGCCGGATGATCTGCTGATAGCGCAGTCCCGCCTCCAGCGTGTCCACATCCGGCACACCCACCGGCAGGGTGATGGTGCCATCGGGCGCCACCAGCGCGTCCCCGAGGTCGTGCCCGCGCGAGCACAGCCCCACGGTGCGGCCGGCCAGGGAGCCGAAGCCGGAGAAGGTGCGGCCGGCGCTGGGCAGGGTGGAGATGCGCGAGGCATCGAGGGGCGCCGCGCCGTCATCGAAGCGCTCCACGCTCCAGACGCCGCCGCGGTCCACCAGCGCGAACAGGTCCGGCCCCACCGCGCACACGTCCTTGAACAGCCCGGCCGTTTCCCACGGGACGAAGGCCGCGATCTTCTCCTGCCGGAGCGAGTGGAAGATGGCCAGGGTGCCGTCGTTGTTGACCAGCACGGCGTACACCTCGGGCCGGGCCGCATTGCCGCGCAGCACGGTCATGGCCTGCGGCTGGCGGATCAGGTGTTCCGCCAGCAGGGATACCGGGTTCGCGCTGAAGCCCGTGAGGTATTCGTCAATCTGGATCTCGCGCATGACTTCGCCGGTCGCGTCCAGGAACAGCGTGGCACCGTCCACCTCCGCCGGGATCAGCCGAGCCGCGCCAACCGCCGCCGCCGGCCGCAGCGCCACGGTGGCGGGCGTGACCGGGCCGTTGCCGGTGCCGACCAGCGCCCACGCTGCCGTGTCTGTCAGCACCAGCAGGCGCGCTGCGGCCACCAGGTGAATGATGGCGCCGGACTGCTCGCCCGCTGCCACCTCGGACAGCGCGTCATCGTCGTTCGTGCCCACCTTCCAGTTGAAGTAGGCGCCGGCCTTGGACAGCCAGATGGTGTTCGGCAGGTCGCGGGAGCCGCCGATGGCCAGCCGTCCGCCGAAGAAGGCGCCGGTGCGGGGCCAGCCGTGAATGGAGGACCACGCCGCATCGGCCCACTCGGTGCTGGCGTCGGTGCTCAGGTTGTCGGTGGGATCCACCCACTCGGCCTGCACCTGCGTGGGGCTCACGTAGCCCGTGATCAGCGCGCGCGAGCCACGGAACAGCACCAGCTGCCCGACCGACTGCGGGGTGAACACGTCGGCGCTGCTGGTGAGCGAGATGGGGCCAGTCAGCGCTGACGGGGCCAGGGTGATGGAGGGATTGGCGTACCGGTAGAACGGCACGTACTCCAGGGGCATCTCGTCCAGCACGAACTGGGTGGCGCTGAAGCGGCGGATGCGCCGCGGCGGCCAGTCCTGGTGGAAGATCAGCATGGTGTCGCCGGACTGGATGATGCGGAGGTCCCGCAGCTGGTCGGCGCTCCACGGCGCGCCCTGGATGCCCGGCAGCACGGTGCCGTCCATGGTGTAGGGCTGGAAGAAGTTGTGCCCGAACCGCAGCAGGTAGCGCTGCGTCAGGCTGAAAATGTAGGGGACCAGTCGGCCGTTCGTCTCGGGGACGGTGGCGAACTGCCGCAGTCCGGGCCGGGTGTCGGTGCCGCCCTGGGACAGCAGACGCCGGTTCAGCAGCCGCTCCGCGCCATTGCGGAACTGCGCCAGGTCAGACCGCGCCGCCAGCAGGGGCGAGAACTCGCCCAGCGCGAACGAGGTCTGCGCCATCCATGCCTTCACCACCGCCGCCCCCCGCCGCCATGTCGCGCGCTGGTCAGCCGCGTGGCCCGCAGCATGCGCGAGGTCTGCGCCTGGCTGTCGCCGGTGCGGGCGCCGGGCCAGTTGGCCATGCGCGTCATAGCCGCGGCCAGGTCCCCATTCTCGGACAGGATCAGGGCCAGCTTGGCGGCCAGCTGGCTGACCACCGACTGCATGAAGGCCGGGGGCCATTCGCTTTCGGCGGCGCGGAACGTGTAGTCGGCCACCAGCGGCCCGTCCCAATCGGTTAGGATGGTGTCCCGGTGCGTGGCGTAGGACACGGGGTTGTCGTGGCTGGTGACGGCGTGGAGCTGCAGGCAGTCGGTCGGCATCTGGAAAGCGTGCTGCCAGCGCGCCGTGGGCGGGGCTGCCAGTTTGGTGAGCACATCCTGCCGGGTGGCGAAGCTCCAGCGGAAGGGGCTGCCGCCGGGGTTCACCAGCGCGGCGCCTACTTCCGTCTCGTAGCAGCCGGCGATGGCTACCCCCTCGGCGCTGCCGTCGTCGAAAGTCGCGATGCGATCGGCGCCCACCAGCACCAGCGCCTCGTTGGCCACGTCTATTTTGGTCCGGTTCACCAACGCCTCCTGCGTGCTTTCCGCTTGCAATACTAGATAGTCCTGCGAATACCCGATGCAGAAAAAGAGAGGTCGCCATGCCCGACAGCAGCGCTCCCAGCCGCGTAACGTATACAGCCCAGCAGGGACAGACGACATTTCCCGTCGCGTTCCCGTTCTCGGCACTATCCGATGTCCGCGTGATCGTGGGAGAGGTGCCGGTGGAACCCGTGGCCCTCTCGGGCATCGAGGCCAACCCGGGCTTCTCCGGCGGCACCGTCACCATACCAGCCCAGCCCGCCGGCGCGCTGGTGCTGGTGTTCCGCCAGACCGTGCCGGTGCGGATGGTGGACTTTCCATTCCCCTCCCGCGTGCTGGATATCCGCGCGCTGAATGGCGATCTCGATCGGCTGTACTATCTGGCGCAGGAGGGGGTGGAGCAGACCAACCGGGCGCTGGCGCAGATCCGCGTCATCGGCCTGGCCCTGGACACGCTCCGCGAGCAGACCGCTGCCACCGATGCCGCGCTGGAAGCGCGGATTGACGGGGTGGAGGGCGCCAGCGTGGAGCGGGACCTGTCGCTGGAGCGGCAGGTGAACGAGGCCAAGCAGCTGGTGGCGGGCGTCGAAGCGCAGGTCAACTCCCTGCAGCTGACCGGCGGCGTGCGCGACGTGCCGCCCACGCCCCGGGAATGCGGCGCGGACCCCACCGGGGTGGCGGATGCGGTGGGCGCTTTCGAGACCGCAGTGCTGGCCTCCGGCGCGCAGTCCCCCGGCAAAGGGCCGGTGACGGTGCGGGTGACGGGGGGCACCTACAACCTGTCCCGGGCGCCCAAGACGCTGGGCCGGCATGTGACCTGGCGGCTGGATGACGGCGCGATCATCCTGCCCGATCCGGGCATCCTGCCGGGCCGGGTGGTGACGCCCTCCTTCACCGCCATGCAGGGCACCTTCGGGTGGGAGGACAACATGGTGTCCGCCGGGGTGTTCGCCAATTCGCACAAGTGGCGGGTGCCGGTCGGCTACGACAAGTTCAACCGCGACTTCTTGGGCGACGTGCACAGCCGCGACCATGTCGCCTTCTACATCGACAGCCAGCCGCCCTACGTGCAGCCCGATGTCGAAGTTTCGGCCTACACCGCCACCAGCTTCAGCCCGGTGCCGCCGGTGGATGTCGAGCGACTGCGGGTCGGCATGGGCGTGGACACCACCCACTCCCCGCAGGGCTACAGCGCCCTGATCACGGGCTGGTCCCCCGATGGTACCCGGGTGGAGGTGGACCGCTGGAGCTTGGCCCCCACCAAGAACCAAGCCACCCCGGGCAGCAACGCCCCGGGCATCGTGCCGCCGACTGGCGGGGCGGTGCGGCTGAACCCCATGACGAAAATCTGGGGGCAGAACACCAACGTTTTCGCGCTGACCTTCAACCCGAATGTGCGCGAGTTCTGCGGGTACGAGCTGGGCACCTGGGTGACGCATCCGCATGTGAACCCCGACGACGACAAGGAATACCGGGGCTTCGACAGCGTGTCCTTCCGCGAGCTAGTGCGGGATGCGTTCGTGGCGCGCGGGAACCACCGCTACGGCTTCCGCGTGACCGAGGCGATGGATGCCGGCTTCGTGGTGGAGAACGCTGCCACGGCGCAGTTCGGCACCGGGTACATGGGGCCGCGTGACCCCGCCGTGGCCTTCCTCACGCGCGGCAATGGCTCGGCGTTCCGGGGTGTCGATCCCGTGACGGAGCAAGCCTATGTCGAGATTGACCACCAGGGGGACGGCGGTGGCCGCATCCAGCTGGGGCAGCCGGCCGCGCCGTTCGGCAGCATCCGCATCGGGCCGCATCAGGTGGTCGGGCCGCGTGAGATCTGGGTGGGCGGCGTGAACGGCACGGGCAGCACCGCGACGTTTGACGCGGATGCGGCGGGGCCGGAGCAGGTGCGCCAGGCCGTGGCCAGCATCATCCGGGCGCTCAAGGCGCACGGGCTGATCGGGTAGCGTCCCGGCCAGCGCGGACTGGATGCCCGGCAGCATGGTGTCGGGCACCAGCTTGGCGTACCGGTCCACCTGCTGGGTGTTGGCCCACCCACCCTCTGCCCGCAGCAGGAACACGTTGCCGCGCAGAATGGCCAGCCGCCAGCTGGCCCATGTGTGGCGCAGGATATGCGGCGTCACGTCCTCCAGCCCCGCGCGGCGGCAGGCGCCGGCAAAGGCGGTGGCGATCTGGCCCCCGCTGGTGCGGCCGGTGTCCCGGTACGGGGTGCCGGCGTCGGTGCGGAACACCCGGCCATCCCGGTGCGGCAGCGCGGCCAGCACCTCGAGCACCAGCGGCGGCAGCTGCAGCGCTCGCTCATTCCCCTGCTTCTGCCACACCACCGCCCGGGCGTGCTCGAGATCGACCGCGCGCCAGTCCAGTTCCAGGGCCTCGGACAGCCGCACCCCGGTGCCCACCAGGAAGGCCAGCAGCGGGCGCAGGTGCGGCGCCGCGGCGGCGTGCAGGCGGGACCACTCCACCGGGGACAGCCAGCGCGTGCGCTTGATGCCGGCGCTACCCTTGGGCTTCTGGATGGCGGGCACGGCGCACCAGCCCCGCGCGGCGGCGTGGTTTAGCACGGCCTGGACCGGCACAATGACGTTGCGGCGCCGGGTGGCGGGGGCGGCATCGGGGCGGCACAGCCGGCGCAGGGCCTCGTCCACCGCGCGCTGGTCGATCTCGCGCAGCAGCCGGCCGTCCAGCACGGTGGCGAGGCGGGCCAGCAGCGCGGCGGTGCCGGGCTTGGGCGGGTTGGCCTCGGCATAGGACGCCACGGCCTCCTGCCACGTCACGGTGGCGGCGGGGCCGAACACGGCGGCGCGGTGCGCGCGGGCGGACACCTCGGCCAGCACATCCTCGGCCTGGCGCTTGTCGGTGCGGCCGGTGCTCTGGCGGATGCGCTTGCCGTCGAGGGTGCCGGAGATCCACCAGCAGGCGGTACCGGCGCGGCGGGTGAGGTGCAGGCTCACGGGCAGGGAAATCCTTCTTCATTCCCGCAGGTCGGGCAGGTTTCCAGGTTGGGAGCGTGGCTGCCTTGGTAGCTGGCCAGCACCCAGCCGCCGCCTTCGCACTCCGCGCAATCCTCCTGGCGCTCGGGGATGATGAATGCGTGGCGCTGGCAGCCCCTGCGCTGCTTCGCCTTCGGCGGCCTGACCGGGAATGCGGGGACGCGCAGGCAGGCCGGGCGGGCGCCAGGTGCGCGGGGCAGGAAGAAACGGCAGTTACAGCAAGGGTGGCTCATGGCTTCACTCCCGCCTTGCGCGCCCACTCGCTGGCCACGAACGCCAGCATCCGCTGCATCTGCTCGGCGGTGGGCTGGTTGGTCCAGGTGACGACGGCGGTGGCATTGCCGTCGCTGGCGGTGATGCGCTGTTCCGGGACGATGAGGGGGTCAGGCATCGGGCGCCGCCGGCAACTGCAGCCGCACCAGCGTGTCGAGCACCGCGCGCATGGCGCCTAGCTGGCGGTCGGCAGTGGCCTGCTTCAGCGTGCCCTGGCGCACCCACCGTGGATAGTTCGCCTCCCGCATGGCGATCTCCCGGCGCACCTCGCGCTCCTGCGCCGGGAGATCCAGCAGCGTGGCGGGGAAAAGGTCGCTCACGCCCGCACCCACCGGGTCTTGGCGATCCAGGTGTCGCGGTCCTCCAGCCCGGCGGCCGGGCGGAAGGTCACGCGCTGTTCCTCGCGCTGGGCGCCGAACAGCCGGGCACGGGTGCGGCCGGTCGGGGTCCACGCACCGCGGCGGCGGCCGAACCACAGCATGGAGGCGATGCCGGCGGCGAGGATGGACAGGGTGGACGGCTCGGGCACATCGGTGACGGGCGGCGTGGGGCCGGTCCCGATCTGGACGGGCGGCACCGGCTCCAGCGGCAGCAGGGTGGTGCCGGTCAGCAGCTCGGTGGGGCGGAGGCTCGGCACCAGCGCGGCGAAGTCCCGGCCGTCGAGGGGGCCACCGAACCCGCCGAACCCGGCACCGCCCAGCCCCACCCCGTCCAGGTAGCCATCGGTTCCGTAGAGCGCGGGCGCGGGGGCTGCGATCACCGGCAGCGGCTGCGGGGCACCACCGCCCCAGACCGGCAGCAGGAAGCACACCGGCCCGCCCACGGCCACCGCCACGGCGCCAATCTTGGCAGCGGTGGCGATGCCGGCGCCGCGCGACACGGTGCGGCGGATGCGGGTGACGGGGCGGATGCGGGGCCGCGCGATGCGGCGGGCGATGGGCAGGCAGTAGAGGACAAAGCGGAGCATGGCGGGGTTTCCCGGTGCTGATGTTGCCCCGCCGTTTTATCGCTTCGCGGATACCCCATGCAAGGGAATACCTACCGCGAAGCGATAATTTATGGCTTTCGTTTCGGGCGGCGCCGCGGTGCGCTGCGGGCACCCTCCAGGAAGGCTGCCATCCACCGGCCATAGTAGATCCGGCCGCGCCACTGCCACTTGTCGCCGGAAGGCCACCAGTTGATCACGTCGCCATCGTGCATGCGCTGGAAGTGCCAGGGCGTCAGCTGCACGAACCCGGTGGTGTCGGCCTTGTCCAGTGCCTCCTGCCGCAGCCGTTGCCGACCCTTCCGCATCTCGCGGTACATGTCCCCCATCTCGCTCATGGCAGCGCCTCCAGGAAGCCATCCGCTCGCAACTTGTCCTCCATGCGGGCCATCATCTCCTGGAACTTCTCCAGCGCCTCGGCCAGCTTGGCGATGTAGTCTTCGTCCCGGAAGGTGCGGACCCGCACCGGCGGCATGTCGGGGTGGTAGGCCCAGCGGTCCACCCATTCAAACTCCCCGATCAGCAGCTGGCCCTGCACCTGCGGGATGTGCTTGTCCCCGAACCCGTCCACCGCCACGGCGATGTGGTTCTGCGGGCTGTAGCACTTCACCTCCAGCGCGCCGGGGTGGCCGAGCACCAGGCGGTCTGGACTGCAGCCGATGGTCCCGGCGTCGTTGGTGATGAACCCCACCTTCTGGGTGTCCACCTGCTGCTGGAACTCGTAGGCCCTGGCGGCCTCCGGCTCCAACTCGGTGCCGCGCTGCATCCAGTAGGTGCCCCCGAAGTCATCCAGGGGCCGGCCCAGCATCTTCTCCGCGATCAGTTGGAAGGCGTAGGCGCGGGCTTGAATGGATGGCTTCCCGCCGGCTGTCAGGATGCGTTCAAAAGCGGACGACGTGGGGATGCCCATCCGTAGCTTGCGCCACTCGTCGGTGCCCTGTTCGACAGCGTGGACCCTCATTGGCCGTGCGCCTTTGCAATGAGTTGGCGGATCTCATGGCTCATTCGGGACTTGATCCCAAGGTGGCTCTCCCACGCCTGAACAAGCGGCAAGGCCGCCTCAAGCTGCTTCAACAGGTCCGGCCCGATCACCTCCCAAGGTCCCGGCGTATGCTTCGCGCTCACACCTGCGGCTCCTTCTTCTTCGCCAGCACCATGGTGCGCGCCCGGTCAAAATCCGCCGCCAGCAGGTCGTCCAGGGTGGCAATCTGGAAGAACGCCAGGAACCGCTTCGTGTCGGCGCCGCGCTCGGCCATGAGGTCCACCAGCTCGGTCTTCTGCTCGTCGCTGATGACGCCGCCCCCGCCGCCGGCCCGGCCGTCATCATCCTGCCCGGTGCGAACGATGTTGAACGCCATCTCCGCCAGGTAGCGCTTGCCGTAGGAGAGGGTGGACCCTGCCGCTTGAACAGAATTCCGGCCTGGCCCGGCATCGTTTGGCAGGGGGATGGAATACTGCTTGGAGTGGCCGGCAGCGTGCGCCAGCGTGCCGTGGACAATGAACCCCCCGCCGGGGTTCGTCTCCATGGTGAAGGACATGCTGAACCCGTGCTTCCGCATGATCGGGCGCAGCACGCTATCCACATCCTCCCATGTCGCGAAGGGGATGGAGCCCTTCTCCTTCAGCGAAATTGTGCCGTTCTTCTGCACCCGGGGCATCTCCATCTGCGCCTCATGCAGCGCCATGGTGAACTGCCGCACCCCGGCGTCGGCCACCACGTCGCGCTGGATCCGCAGCAGCACCTCCAGCTTGTTGGCGTCGATCTCCGGGTTTGTCAGCGCCTGGGCCACGAAATTCATCATGCTGTCGCCGGCGGCGTTCTCCAGGGGCTGCTGGGCCACCTCCTGGCGCTGCGGTATGGCCATGTCGGTGCGCTTGTTCATGCTGCTCTCCAAATGCGAAGGCCGATCTTGCCGTCCTTCATCACGGTACGAGTGGTGATCACCCAGCCTTCCGTCTTGGCGAGGCTGGCCGCCGATGACTGCCAGTTGCCGCGCTCGGCGGGGGTCGCCGCTGGGAAAAACTTACTGTCGCCCACCTGCATGTCCCGCAGCTGGGCCGCCTTGGTGCCAAAGCGCTCTCGGTTCGGCAGGGGGATAGGTATGCCGCGCTCGATCTCAGGGCCGGGCATCATTCGGTCCTCCAGATGCGGAGGAACTGCCGCCCGCCAGTTGTCAGGGTGCGGGTGAGGAACTTCTTGCCCGTCTTCTTGCCGTAGATGTGGGCCAGGGACTTCCATGTGTGGCGCTCGGCGTAGCCACAGCGGAAGTCCTTGGCGTCCCCCACCTCCATGCCAACGAACTCGTCGGTCTTCACCACGGGCGGGCGGCTAGCGGGGATTGGCACCCCTTTGAGAACTGGCCGCAACCCGCTCATGGGAGCACCACCAGCAGCACCCAGAACAGGCCGGGGAACGTGATGGCGCAGGACAGGGCGGTGGCGAGACGGAACCAGCTCATGCCCCGCGCGCCTTGGCGATGGCGGCACGGGCGGCGTCAAGCCGCGCTTTCATTCGGTCGGACGCAATAGACGCCGCGACGCTCCATTCCTCTCCCGGTCGCCTGTCTTGGTTCGCGCTGAACACCGGCTTCATGGTTTCGATGGCCAGCGGCAGCACGTCTTCTAGCGCAGCCAGCAGGTCCTGCGCGGCCTCGGCCACCGGGTCCACCGGCTGCCCCTTCGCGCGCTCGGCCAGCATGGCGTCGGCGTTCTGGTAGGCGAACTTGGCGCGCCGCCTCACATCGCGCGCCATCGCCTCATCCCACGTCTCGCCCTCGTTCCGCGATAGGCTCGCATCCTGATCCATGCCGGCGATCTCGCCCTGCATCGCCAGCCCGGCGAAGTGGTCGCGCAGGCTCATACCTTCGCGGGAAAACTGCTCGTCAGAAACAGACGAGGGAAAGGCGGGGCCGCCATCGGTGCGGTGGAAGGCGTCATCCGGCCAAGATGCGGGGATCATGCCGGCGTCCTCCCGCTGGCCACCAGCAGCCGGCGCGCGTGCCGCCAGATGCCCAAGGTGGGCTCGTCGTACAGGCCCTGGCGCTCGATTTCCTCGAACGTCATCTGCCCGGGCATCCAGAGGCGGTCCAGGTCGGCCAGCAGCGCCAGCGCCTCCATGCCGTGGAGCAGCTGCACCGTCTCCTTGGCCTCCTGGCCATGCGCCGCGGCGATGCTCCCCAGCTGGTCCACCAGCGTGGCGCCAGGCGGGGCTTCCTTCCGGCGGCGGTCCTCGGCCTCGCGCTGCGTGCGCTCCCGGTCCTCGGCGCGCTGCTGCGCCAGCAGGGCGGCGTGCTCGGTGGCGGTATGGGGCGCACCGTCGATTGGCGGCACCTCGAACCCGTGTGGAACGGTGACTGGCGCGGGCGTGGGCCAGTAGGTTTCGCTGGAGGGGGCCAGAGGGACGGGCTCGGGCATCGGCTCCGGCAGCGCCTCGGCGGTCTGCAGCGGCGGCGCCTTCTGGGCCGGCGGGGGCTTGGGACCAGCGCGGCGCGTCGGTGCGCCGGGCACCTTGGCAATCTTCTTGCGGGGCATGGTGGCTCCTGTGGTGGCGTGCTGCTGCACGGGATGCCGGGGCGCTACACCCGGCGGCCGGTGTGTCAGCGGTAGCGCGGGAGGGGCTGGATGGCGGCCAGACGGCGCTCGGCCTCGGCCAGCCAGCCTTCCTCGGTCACGTCGCTGTCCACGCTGAGTATCCGGGACGCAAGCGCGGCGCCGTCCTTGTCCGGGTAAGTCCGCAGAACGTCGGCGATGCCGGCTGACAGGGCTTCAATGCGGGCGGCGGTGTCGGTTATTGGTCGGACGTTGAGCATTTCAGGCCTCCTTAAACCGTGTGTTCCAGGTCGTCGCACGCCTTGGCCAGCGCGCTGTTTTTGGCGCGGGCGGCGAGATATTCGGCGTCCCCAATCTCGCGATTGCGGTAGGCGGCGATGGCGGCCTGATAGGCGGGGAAGTTGGCGGCATGGGCGGCGCGGGCGGCTTCGTATTCGGTCACTGTGGTGCTCCATGGCTGATCAATGGTTAGCCATGATTGCCACCAAGCGGTAAGTGACGCAAGCGGTAAGTTATCGGTTGCCGAATAATTTTTGGCGGCATAATCTGTGCCCATGACCCTCCGCGAATTCCGGGCCTACAAGGGCCTGACCCTCCAGCAGCTAGCCGATTTGCTCGGCAAGCCCTTCTCCACCGTCGTCCCGTGGGAGAACGGCACGCGCTGTCCCCGCTGGAACGACATCCCCGGCATCACCAAGGCCACCGGCGGCGCCGTCACCGCCATGGACTTCGTGCCCAAGGTGGAAGCCGATGCCGGCTGACCCCCTGTGGAACGGGCTGGCCCAGCTGGCGATCGGCGCTGCCGTCGTGGTAGCGCTGCTGGCGATCGGCCTGATGTTCATCAATCCCCGCGAGAGGGACGACTGATGGACCACTCCGATGACGGGTTCAGCGCGCATGCCCTGAACCGGTGCTTCGACCGGTACGGCTTCGTGCCCACGGTCGAGGAAGCCGCCGAGTGCATGGCGGCCATCCTGTCCGGTCGCGCGCGGATATTCGGCAAGGGGCGCGGGGACACCGCGCGCGTTCGGGTTCGCTGCGGCGGCCACTTGGTCAATCTCGTCTTCAGCCACAGCCAGAAAAGGGTGCTCACGCTGCTCCCGCCGGATGATGCTCGCTTCGTCCTCACCGGCCCCAGCAAATTCTCCCCCACCAGCAAGAGCGAGCAGCGGAAATTCTTCCGTCGCCGCCCTGATCTGTGCCGATAGGAACCCCGAATGTCTGACACCGTGATGGACCCCCGCCAGAATGACATCGAAGACACCGTGCCGGGTGGCATCGCCGCCGACCGGCTGCGGTCCATCGTTGAGCGCATCGAACGCCTGGAGGAAGAACGGAAGGGCCTGGCTGACGACATCCGCGACATCAAGGCAGAGGCCAAGTCCGCCGGCTTTGACGTGGGCGTGATCGTGGCCTTGCTTCGCATCCGCAAGGCCGAGCCCGCCGAGGTCGAGGAACGCGAGACGCTGCTGGACCTGTACCGCCGCGCGCTGGGGATGTGAGCGGTGCTGATTGGGATTGATCCCGGCGCGTCCGGCGCGGTGGCGTGGCTCAGTGATGACGGCCATCTGGTCGAGGTGCTGGATCTGCCCACGGCCAGCGAGACTGTGAACGGGAAGAAGCGCACCCGGTTCATGCCCGAGCTGTTCGCGGACCTGCTGGAAGGGCGCCGGCCGGTCCACGCCTTCCTGGAGCAGGTGAACGGCATGCCCTCCCTGCCCGGCGCAGACGGCAAGCGGCGGTCGATGGGTGCGGGCAGTGCCTTCGCCTTCGGCATGACTGCCGGCCTGCTGCGCGGCGTGCTGGTGGGCATGGGCATTGCCCACACCCTTGTGCCGCCTGGCGAGTGGAAGCGGGAACTCAAGATGAAGAAGGGCAAGGAGGAAGCCCGCATCCGCGCCTGCCAGCTCTGGCCAGGGGCTGCCGGACAGTTCCGGCGCGTGAAGGATGACGGCCGGGCCGAGGCTGCCCTGATCGGGCTCTATGGCAGCGGCCGGATGCAGGGGCGCGGCTTATGAGGGCTGGCGCGTCACAGCGCCGTAGCCTAGAACGAGATCACCCCCAGCCTTGCCGGGCCGGGGGTGATAAACGAGCCGGGGGACGGCTCGGCGGAGGAAGCGCCACCCCTCTTTGCCACGCCCCTTCGGCTCCTGCAACAGGAGCGAGCGTGCCAGACGAAATCCCCCCTATGACCCCGCCGGATTGTGACCTGCGGGGGATGCCCTTCATGCCGCTGGACATCGTGCGCCTTCTGGACAGTGACCTGTATGCGCTGTCCACCGGCGACGAGTTCAAGGCGGCGCTTTCACTCTGGTGCCGCGCCTTCCTCCAGGTGCCCGCCGGCAGCCTGCCCGATGACGAGCGCATCCTCGCCCATCTCAGCGGCGCCGGCTCTCGCTGGACCAAGGTGCGCGGCATTGCTCTGCGCGGCTGGGCGAAGGCATCGGATGGCCGCCTATACCATGGCGTTGTGGCTGAGAAGGCGCGTGATGCCTGGACCGCGCGGGTGGCAATGCGCGCCCGCACAGAGGCTGCCAGAGCCGCGAAAGCCGCCCGTGGCAATGCTGTCGCAGCGCCTGCCACACCGTCTGTCACAGAGACTGTTACTGCATCCAAGAGACAGGGACAGGGGACAGGGACAGGGGACAGGGACAGGATAGAGAAAGAAAGCCCCCAGCCTCCTGCGGAGGCTTCCCCCCCACGGCCGGCTGCGCCGAAGGCATCGCGGCTGCCAACCAACTGGTCGCCACCTCCCGAAGCAATCGACTTCGCCGCAGATCTTGGCCTCAATCCGCAGCGGGTCGCCGCCAACTTCCGCGACTACTGGCACGCGAAGTCGGGAAAAGACGCCACCAAGTTGGATTGGCTGGCCACCTGGCGCAGTTGGTGCCGGCGGGATGCCGAGCGCACAAGCCAATCCCGCTCCCGCGAACAGCCATACCGCAACGGCTTCACCGCCTATGCCGAGCGGATCGCGGATGATCGCGGCTCCTCTCGTGACGATGAAAACCCCTTCCTGATCGAGGATCGCTCCCATGAGCGCTGACCCCGTAGCCAAGTGGCTGTCCGCCCTCGGCACCCTGTGCGCCGTAACCATCCCCGAAAACGAGGCTGAGAAGCGCGTGAAGGCCTATTCGGCACTTTTGCGGGCCGAGTACCAGCCGTGGGCGTTCTGCCGCTCCAGCCTCGAATACGTGGCCCGTGCGTCCAAGTTCTGGCCAGCCTATGGCGAACTGTGCGTGGCTCTCTCCGCGTGGTGCGTCGAGAACAAACCCGCCATTGATGCCCCGCGCCTCGCCGGGCCGGCGCCTCTGTCCCCCTCCGAGTACCGCGCGAAGAAGGATCAGGAGGACCGGGACTGGTGGGAGGACACCCTGGCCAACTTGGCCGAGCGGCCCAATGCCAACTACCGCTGGGTGCGTGCCTCGGAAATCAACCTGCAGGTCAACCAGCCGGACAGCCATCCCCGGCCGTGGATTGTGCCGTTACTGGCCGCCATTCTGGATCAGGCGGTGGCGGACGGGGCCGACACGTCTCTGCCCGTGCGCGCGGCAGTGCCGTATCCCGCCAAGGGGCAGGCCGTCGAAGTCGCGCCGCTCCAGCGCGTGCCTGGGTTCCGCAGCGACATGTACTGTGGGGGCAACCTGTGAGCGACCGTCCCAAGCCCAAGCCGCGGTATCTGACCCCGGCCGAACTGCGCGTGGCGTTGCTCGCCCTGATCCGTGAGGGTGGGCCGCATGGCGCTCTGGCGCAGATCCAACTCGACACGATGGACCGGCAGCAGCTGGACAACCTGGAGAAGAACCCATGACCGCCGCCATTATCAGCGCCGTGAGCCATTCGCCGCGCCGCGAAGTCATCGGGGATGCGGAGTTGTGGCTGGGGGACTGCCGGGAGATCGCGCCGACGCTGCCGAGGCCCGATGCGATCATCACCGACCCGCCGTTTGGCACCTCCGAACTCTGGTCGGGGGCGCCTAGCGAGAAAGGGCGCTGGAACAACTTCCTGGGCAGTTCCATCGCTCAGTGGGACAAATACGACGAGTTCGTGCTGTCTCTCCCGGGCATGGCGGAGAAGGTCATCTTGTGGGGAGGGCAGTTTTACCCGTTACCTACAAGCAGGGGATGGCTGGTCTGGAATAAGATTATCCGAAACTTCAGCACCAGCGTCTGCGAACTGGCGTGGACCAATATTCCCATGCCGGTCGATGCTTTCGATTACTCGCACGGCCAACTGGCGACCGAGGGGAAAGAGCACCCAACGCAGAAGCCGGTGGCCCTCATGAGGTTCTGTATTCTGAAAGCCAAGCTGGGGTCGGGGAGCCTTATCCTGGACCCCTATCTTGGTTCCGGGTCGACCGGTGTGGCGGCTCTCTCTCTCGGGCACCGCTTCGTGGGCATCGAAATTGAACCCCATTATTTCGATATCGCCTGCCGCCGCATCGAAGCTGAAGCCCGCCAAGGGAAGCTGTTCTGATGACCGCCGACGACATGCGGACCCTGCGCGGTGTGTGTGAGGCAGCCGCCGCGGAACATGCCGGGGCCGCCAATCCGCCCATCATCCGGCTGCCCGTGAGCGCCGTCCTCCACCTGTTGAACTTGGCCGAGAAGGAAGCCCGCCCATGACCGCCGAGGAAGCACGCCGCGCCGGGTACGAGGATGCCCGCGCCCGCCTGGCGCCCCTGCCGCCCATCGGGGAGGGGTATTTCGCCTACCTCCAGGGCTACATGGACGGGGAGAACGAGCGGTGACGCATCGCGATGTGATCTTAGGAGGCGTCGAGCAAGGCGCAGAGGATGCCGGCGAGAACGTCGCATCCCCGGGCATCACCGATGCGGTGCTGGCCGCGATCAGGGATGCCGGGCTGGTGCTGATGCCGGCCGAGCCCACCCCGCGCCTGCGCCATGAGGCCGCCAAGGCGGGCGGCATCACTGCCGGCGCTTTCGCTGCGATGTGGAAGCACCTCGTCGCCCACGCCCGAACCCTGGAGCGCTGACCATGAGCGAGAACGAACAGATCAGCGCGGCTGTGGCTTTGGAGGCGTGCGGCTGGCCGGATGCGTCGCGCCCTGGCTTTCCGCTGCATCCCGAACAGGACAGCG